ATTTTGGGTGTTTTGAACGTCATTTGCCTGCTTTCGATCGTGTCTTTGGGCCTCTGGCTACGGATCGAGCTAGCAAACATGCTGGAATTACTCGATGAACGCCTGGCTATGGCACTCAAGAGCACCATCGACCGCCTCATGGATGGGGGGATCGGTGACTTCGAGCCGCCGAACCCGATCCAAGGTGCGATAGCACAGCTCATCCAAGGCATGGCGGCTCAGAAGATGAACACAATCGAAGCCGTTGTTACGCAGAGAGCTCCTGATGGTAAGTTCGAATAGACAATTGACCACTTTCAATAAGATTATTACCGACTTTGTTCAGTTCCGAGGACCATGGCACGTAGGAAGAAGGCAACAAGACGCCGAGGACCGAAGACAATCAGCCTGATCAATCTCGCTGAGAGCTACGCGTATGCGTCAGTCCTGGTCGGCGGCGTTGCGAATAACACCCCTGTGGGATTCATCGGATTCGACGGCGCCGGTGGTGCTGCACTAGCGACCACGAACGGCGGAGGTAGTGTTTCACTGTCCTCGCTGGTCGCTGACCCCGGATCGTCCTTCGACGCCATGCAGTCGAACTTCATGGCATCCTATCAGGCGATGGCTGTCCAGGCAATAGGGATCGGCATAACCTTCAAGTTCGCTAAGAAGCTCCTGAGGAAGCCCATCGCTAACGTCAATCGCAATATGATGAAGCCCCTGGGCATCGGAGTGAGGTTGTGATCCTATGGCAACTAACACAGTTACGGGAAACCTAGTTTGCAGCGACGGTACAAACATCCCACTCAAAACAGAAATCGCCGAGGGATCAGAAACCTCGCTCGGCACTGACAGTGCATACACGATAGTAAGCCAAAATGTGGGGGATTTCGCCCCCGGAAAGACCGTCGTATCTGGTCTAGTTTCGTGTGACAATGGTGTGGGCTTCTGCTATATTCTCTCGCAGGGCCTCGTGGCTGCAATCGTTCCATGGTCGGTCAAGGGTGCTGTCTCCGATGGATCGCCGGCGCTCTGCCAACCTTACACTCTAAGAGCTGGTGACATCGTAAAATGCATGAACCAGACGGCTGCGGACAGAGGAACCTCCGCCGCAGTCTATACCGCAAGCGGAGTCTCAAGGATTTTTCACGTAACGAGCAGCGGGGGCGCAACGGAAACCCTGGTGGATCTGCAAACGGGAAACGATATTGGAAATACGTTATTCGGCGACCGAATCGTCAAATGGTTCGGAACGTCTGTTGACGGAAACAAGATCGAGACTGAGGGCTTCTACGTTGTCGATGCCCTGGGTAACGTCGTCGGTTCTTGCAGCGCAACGAACCCGATTACTCAACAGCCGGCGTTCTCATTCGCCTCTGTACCGATCGCTTTGAATTACAAGTTTGAGTACCTTACAAATGCATAGGTGTGATTGAATGCCACGCATGACGAAGGCGGCAGGACGCCGAAGATTAGCGGAGATTCTGAGCAAAGCCAAGAAGCTCTATCTTCGAGATTTCATTTCAACCAAGGACCTCGACTCCATCGAGCGAATAGCGAAAATGCGATCCAAGCAACTCAAGTGAGGTGGCAGCATTGGTACAGGTGCCAGGGGTTGGAGTAGGCGGAACTGGGCAACAAACCGGTACGCCACCGGAAGTAACTGCCGAGGTCCAGCGAAGACTCGCACAGATTGAGGCAAACAAGGCAGCAGCAGCAGCAGCAGCAGCAGAAAGGGCAGCAACACCAGGAGTCGGCACTGGAACCGGGGCAGGGCCGGGCCAGTTCGACATCTCTAGCTCGATCCCCAACAACTTCTGGGGATATGTCATGCTCGTCGTGGGGATGAGATGATGCCGCTTCCGAATGTGCAAGCATCATCGCCCAGGGTGTACAAGCTGCTCAAGACAACCACCCTCGAGAACCTGACTGCAGATAACCTGGCAGACGTAGCTGACCCGATCAGCATCGAGATGCTCAATGAGGACGAGCTCAGGCGCGTTTGCCTGGTCGCCTTCGCGCGCATGGTGACTAAGGGATCATTCGACGGGTGGTTGTGATGCCTCTACCAGATGCCGACAAGCGTTCGCCCAGGGTCTACACCCTCCTCCAGAACCTGGACCTAGAGAATATCACTGCAGATACCCTGGCAGACGTAGCTGATCCCATAGCCATCGAGGAACAGAACGAGGACGAGCTTCGAAGACTATGCCTGATCGCATTCGCCAGGATGGTGACGAAGGGATCCTTCGACGGCTGGTTAAGCGGTGGTGGGGGTGGCATGGATCAGGTCGGAGTGCTCGAGAATGCCACCTACAAGTATTTCTCGATCACTCAAGCTGCACCCTGGGGATCCATCGGACCATCTACGGGCACCGACGTCCAATCTATCGATACCCCTGCCTATGTGCCATTCATTTGTCCTAATGATGGCGACGTCGCCGGTCTTACAGTCAATCTCACTTCTGCGGGAAGTGCTAACCTCTACGCCGGGATATACAGCTCCACCGATGGTCTGCCCGACTCGCTTCTAGGATATGCCACCATGGACATGAACGTGTCAACTGGAAACATACGTCAAACCTCTTTCTCGTCAACGATCACCCTGGTGAGAGGGACGACCTACTGGCTCGGCTGGGTAAGATCGACTTACACGCAATTCACTCTGTCTTCTATCAACATCGCGACTCAAGCTGGTCTCGGCCCAACTGGCGATGTCGAGAACGGGTATTCGATGGTGATGATAGAAACAGGAACCACTCATACGCTACCAGCGACAGTCACCCCGGCCAACTTACAGGTGACAAGCGAGGCACGGATCATGTGTAATCTGGATTGGTGAAGATGAACAGAACGACGACCACCTATCATGGGACGGACATCATCAGCGTTGATGAGTTCGACGTCTCATGGGAGCGCGTCCGAATGAAGAGGGACGATGCCCTCGACCAGTCTGACTGGCGAGCTCTCAAGGACGTCACCCTTTCTAACGCCTGGAAGGAGTATCGCCAGGCTCTTCGAGACCTTCCCCAGGTTCACGACGAGGCCAACGACGCCTACGACGCGTTCCCGGGATGCCTGAGCACCACGAGCACGGCGAGGAGAGCTTCCCCGAGCAGGTGAAGCGCCTGGTCGTCGACAACGCCTTTGCATTCGTACTCGGCTGGCTCGTCGGGCGAGGCTACGTGCTCGACCTCCTCGGTGACCTGGCTGGTGCGTTCACATGACCAAGAGAAAACCGGACAAGGTGATCGAGTACCGCATCAGCCTGCAGGACAAGGAGCGCGAGATCCTCGAGTCCGCGATCGGAGCTTACCAGGTCAATCGGATCATGACGCCGATTGTCACCCTGATGAACGACGTAACTGGCATGGTCGTCTTTCTCACTATCATAGCCGCCCTCGGTGTCACTGGTGTTACCTTCACTTTCCTAACTGCCATGTTGGTCGGAGACTTCACCATCTCCGATGCAATAGACCAGTTCGCTACCCAGAGACAACAGGCCATAGCAGCAGGGGCAGCCGTCGGGATTGGTGGTCTTTCTAACCCGCTGACGGCGTGGTTCATCAGCACCTTCGGTCTAGTCCCTGAAGAATCCTGAAAGTGACCCTTCAGGTATGGGGGTAGCGACTACGATTTGGGGCCATTGGTCCTGTTCCAGACGATCTCTTGCAGCTTGTCCCTTGATGCGGTCATATCTCGAAGGTTCCTCATCAATTTCAATTTCTCCTCGAGGATATGACTGATTTCTGTGTTAAACCTCTTCATCTCTTGATGGTGATCGATGATGACCGATGAGAGCCAGGCAGAACGTCCCTGCTCCATGGGGCCCCCCATTGAATTAACTGGGCGCCGAGTTTTCTTAGGCACATCCTCCCAGATGGCGAAGGCAACGTTCGTCAGGTTCGCGGTTATTCCTGGCATTCAATCGCCTACCACGCAGTATCTATTGCATCGCATACAGCGATGAGTGTACTTCTTCGAGAAGCAGTTTATCAGTGGGCCCTGGCAATCCTGCTGAGGACAACGTGCTCGCCAATTTCTCACCTCGCTCATTCAATCACCCACATTTCAAGAAGTAATTTTGAACCGCACTCAGGACAGCAAATCTTCTGTTGGACGGGTCGTAGGGGCATCAATCCTCATCCTCCCATAGGTATTCCATCCGGATCGGCTCGCTGTCTCCAGTGAACACGTAATCAACCGCTATGATGCCCTCGAACTCAATCAACTGCTTGGCCACCGCCAGGAGCTGCTCGCGGTTGAAGATAACATGGTGGTCACTCATCAGTGCCACTCCGGGTCTTGATCTACAGCTTGCTGGCGGGATACCCTGCGTCGATGGTGCAGGTCTGCGACTTCCACCTCTAGGCTGGCGAGCCGCTGAGACAACCGCGCCATTTGGATGCGGATCGCATCGAACATCGCTTGGAAGTCCCATTCACTTTCACTTTCACTCGGGTCTGTCTCGTCTATTTCCTTCACAATTGAGGAGAGCCGATGCCCCTACTTGAAGTTTTATTAAATAATATCCTCGCTCTGGGTATAGGTCGCTCTGGCTTCTGGGGCGAAGCCCCATTCAGCCACACCTCCTCCCGCCGGCGATGACTGGCCCACAATAGCCACCGGACTTCAAGATTCTCTAGTATTTTGAGTGAAATCGGACCGTGAGGGAAGGTTGATGGGCGGACG